ACAGAAAATAGTAACATATACATTACTATTTTCATAATTACTCCAATATTGGATAACCAAATGTTAGACCACCAACTGTGAGTCTAACCCCTCATTTATTTATGTAAGGTAATATCCTGTGCTTTTCAATTTTAGGTCAATTTCGTTATACTGTTCGTAGTCATAAAACTGCATAATTTCATCTATTTGAACTTTGAAACTTATCCATGCAATGATAACAGAACATGCAGCTATGTGTGCAGTGAGATAAAACATTGTAGTGGGGAATAGGTATACAAGTGTTAGTAAGTGTGCAACTAAGACACTGTAAACTCTAAACTTAAGACTTATCAGTAGGTGCCACATTCAATAATAAATCCTTAAACTCATTCGTGTGCCAATAACTATCTAATGTGATATCAACTACTAGTGCAATCAATACCATTGTTAAGATAATCCCCAAATATAAATTGACAAATGCATTGATTTTCATCCATCGTATCAAGTGTTTCATTTTCTATTCCTTACAAATTCTAATTCTTGTTGCCAGTTCTTTTTATTCTGTTCTGCTTCACCACTTCCTCTTTGAGCCAGTATAACTCGACCCCCATCCATATCAATACGAATAGAATCGGTAGTGACCACCTCTCCATGTCTTCCAATAAAAACTCCACTTAGTTCTCCCTTTGTATCTTCAGGATGAAGATTTGTTATTAGTTCAATGAGTTCTTCTTTTGTCATCCGAAAAACTCCTCTAGTGTTGAAGTGTCCATAATCTGATTTGATGTTGGTTGTAACACTCCCTCTTTCTTAAATACCAATATGAATTCATGTATTTTACTAGTGTATCTATTTGCAGCTACTTTACCTAATTGTAAACTTGCAAAAGGTGATTGGTTCTCCATAATAATAGTGTCATGATGTTTCAGATATTTAGAAAACAATCTAATAGTGTCTGCATGAAAAGACCTGTAGTGTCCTTTGTCTCTCCAGTCTCCACAAACCCAAACACAAAATCCACCTGACTTTAATACTCGTGCAATGTTTTTACCACACACTTCAATCTGATTTAAAAATGAATCATAATCTGCAATCTCTGATAATTGATTTTCTGTAGATTCGTATCTCTCTAACTGATGATATGGTGGACATGTTAAAACTAAATCTGCAGTTTCGTTTGGAGTTTGTTCCATAACACACCCATTTCCTAAATGTAGTGTTGCATCCAGTCCTTCTTTCTCTATGACTTGTTGTGATTCTTTTAGTGTTTTTTCTACAACATCATATCCAATGTATTTACGACCCAGTGATGAAGTTACATATGCACGAGTTAATCTTCCTGCAAATGGGTCTACTACAGTTGCACCTTTCATTGACCAGTAATGGATTATGTTTTCTGTTAGTCCTGCATGAAACTCACTGAACTTTAAGCCAGGTAAATACTCTGCATCATTACTTCTTCGTAGTTCAACAGTGTTAAGATATGCTTTACTCCATTTAGATTTACTTGACTTAGTGGGTTTGATGATGGATATAGGATTCCATCCAAATTGGTCTAAGACTTTTTTATTTGGGTCGAAGGGTAATAATTGTGTATATTGTTTATCCAAAAAAACTATCCAGTGATGCAACTGGTTCGACATTCCAGTTAATCTTTTCTATAATAACTTTCAGTGGTTCTACGAATGCTTTGTCGAATTGCATATCGTGGTCAATAAATCTTCTTAAATCAAACTCTCTTGGTAGAACACTAATAAAGGATATGACATTCTCATTGATTGGGTTTGGTGTTGTTAGATATGTGAAGTGTATCTTTTCACCATTCTTAATGTTTTCATATCTCATATCCAAGTTGTGTTTCTTTAATAGATGATTGTAGAGAAGAGAACCTCGAACATGAATCGGTGTTCCTTTTGTATAGATGGTAGTAGAGTCTGAGTATTGTGCAAGGTTCTTACATCCTCGTGGGAATGCAACTTCCTCAGGTGGAAGATTACGAAACTCTTTTCGTGCAGTCTCTACGAACTCCCATAGTTCTTGTTCTGTTCCCTGCATCACAACCTTGAGTGCAGCTTCTAGTTTCTTACGAACCCATTGAGGTGTCGATGACTTTGCAGTTTCAATACCCATCATTTTGAGTTTAGGTGTTCTAAGTCTGACACCTTCGTTGTCATACACATTGAGAATGTATCTTTTCTTTGCAGTCCAAATACCTCTGTCTGCAATCACCTCTCTACCCATTTCCATCTTCTGTTGGAATGCATTAGTGTATTGTGCAAGGTCTTTGAACCCATTTTCCAATACCTCTTCGATTTGTGATTCTGCTTTGTTAAGGAAGTCTATGACTTTGGATTTAGGTGTGTCTTCAGGAAACACTTGTGACACTAGTTTGTCCATTGTAATATAAACTGAGTCAGTGTCCATTGCAACCACATAGTCCTCACCTTCTGTTTTAAGAACTTTGTTTAGATACTCGTTAATGGTCTTCTCTGCCCACTTGATAACCAACTGTCCACTAGTGGTGATTGCTTCTGCAAGGTCAATAGAGAAAAATGCAAAGTATTGATTTGCAAGAGCTCCGTATGCTGAGTTCAATGCAATCTTACGAACCTGTTGGTTGTTGTATGCTCTTTTGATAAGTGTCTCTAGTTGTTTCTTTCTTTTAGGGTCATCACACTTCTGTAGTTCTTTTTGATAACTAATCATTTTCCTCTTCCATTCTTTTCTCTCATCGTAGAACTTTTCCATGAGTTCAGGAAGGAAACCTTGTTTGTCTCGTTTGAACATTGTTCCGTTAGGTGCAACTGTCAGATTCTTTTGATGGATATAAGACAAATCACATTCTTTGTTCAACATTCTATCAACATTAACATCTTGTCTATGACCCTTTATCATCTTCTCAGGTGATATGTTGAACTGCATAATCAAGTGTGGATACAGTGAGTTCAGGTCAAAAGACATCACCCAGTTATGACCACCCACCAATGGTTCTTTAACATATGCACCTGCAATAGGTTTCATCTTATCGTTACCAGTCTTAAGTCTTTGTGGTGGTGTTTGGATTCCTTGTTCTTTTAGGAAGTTGTAGATGATGGTTTCCCAATACTTCACCATACCAAAAGTGTCATTGTAATTACACTTTGCATTGTATGACATTGCTTGAACCAACTCAATCAATCCTAGTTTCTCTTCGAGTTGTTCAACTAGGACTGCATCTTTAAGATTGTATTCAAGGAATTTTGCATAGTCTTGTCGATAAAGAGTATGGAGTGAACCATATTCAGAATAATCAAGTTTACCAGTTCCAAGTTCTACATTGGATATATGGTCAAGACGATATGACTCTTGATTAACGAATGTATGTTTACGATAGAGGTCAAGATAGTCAACAATATTAACCCCATACAAAGTATAAGCCATATTCTTTTGATAACCTTGGGAAGTGTATTCTCTTACATCAGACATGTTCCATGGTGAAAGTTTCTTATGTTCTCCTTCACCAAAAAGTCTGTCGATACGATTACAAAGATAGGTAATATCAAAAGAGTCAACATTCCAACCAGTAATAATATCAAACTGTTCCTTTCTCCAATACTTTAGAAACTCTGTAAGAAGGAATGCTTCATCTTTACAGTTATGATAAACGATGTCTGTTCGATTGTGTTCCCATGCACCAACACCAAAGACATGTGCATCTTTACCGAATGGTTTGATGGTAATTGCATTAACTCTCTCAGCTGCAATCATAGGGTCAGGGAATCCATCTTCACACTCACACTCAATATCAAGTGTTGCAGTTCTGATTAGAGAAGTATCAAACTTAATATCACCTTGGAATTTATCTGCAATGTAAGTGTAGATATATCTGTCGTATCCATGGATTTCAAATCCTTCGACACCTGAATACTTTTCTCTGAACTTTCTTGCACCACCCATAGAATTGAGATTGACAATCTCTAGTGGTCTTCCGTCTAATGCACGATAAGGTGTGTCACCTTTTTTTGATGGGATGTAATGATTAGGTCGATAGTCAACACTGACTTTAACCTTTTTCTTTCCTTGATAACCTGTGACTAGAATTTTGTCACGAGTTCGACAGACATTAGTATAGAAATCCATGCAGTTATTATACTACAGGGAATACTATTCTGTCAATGTGGTTTGTGTTTGAAAGTGTGGATTATTGAAGTGTTTTAACAATACTTCCTTTTGGTCTTCGTAATGGGCAATCTGTTCTAATTCCTTTTCGATTGTCTCTAAGTGGTCTGAATGTTCTGCAACACCCATAGGATTTGCAAGATGAATTTCAACATTCATTTTATGTTTTTCAATGTGTGCATCTGCATGTGCAATTAAACTTTTTATTATTTCATTTCTCATTTCATACCTCTAATTGTCCCACCCTGTAATGCTTTACTTTCTATAACATTATTACCAGTGGCTACCTTGTAGTTAGTTTCCAATTGTGGTTTTACTTCAAACACATTAACCACTTGGTCTTTTCCAAACTCAAAAGTATATTCCTTTGCAAAGGGAATGTAATCTGCAAGGTCAATACTCATCTGTCCTTCATTGACACTTACTACACACTGTTTTACATCTACTAATTTGTGGTTTCCATTCTTCAATAACTGATAGAAACCCATAACTATCTCACCTGAGATTAAACGAACTGCTTTTATAGGTGGTAATTCATTAAACATTATTTACCTCTCTAACCATTTCTTGCAACTCTATACTTCTTCTACCAACTTGTTTAAACCAACGACTGTCTTCCATCTGCACAGCCATTTCTTCCCAGTTGGATGTTGCAACTGCACCTAACATATTTCTAAATTTACCTAAACGATTTGCACCTAAGTTAAAACACATGTTAACTAATACATGTTGAATAGATTCAGGTAAGATTTCAAAATCTATATTATGGTCTTCACATACATGAAGTGTTTCTTCGACATGTTTGTCAAAGTCTATCTCATATACTTCATCAACTCTTTCTTGTGATACAGGTGTTCCTACTGGTTCACCGAATTCAGGGTCACCTTCTTTGACTAAGTGTCCAACACCAAAAGTCAAATAACCTAATGAGTCCTCGTAAATTTCGAGAACTTCACCCTCATGTCTTTTTATCTGTTCCTTTAGAATTTCTTTGTTCATTTTCTTTCCTCAGTTGTTCTTGCATAATTTCTACAAGAATATCACCCATTATTTGTTCTAATTCCTTATTATTTAGTAGTTTATCTATCTCTTCATCTGACTTTTCCTCTACAATATCAGGAAGTCTTCTAATGGTTCTTTGAAAGTTTATATGTGGTTCACCATCCTTGAACTGAACTTTTCCATATTGATAAACTAGTCCTTTGTATTCACCTTCAGTGATTTCAATGGCTGCATCATCTTCAAAAGGGTTTTCTACTATTCTATACATTTTTTTCTTTTGAAATACATTACAAGACCATACAAACTTATAATAAACCAAAAGAATTCTATAACCAAACTTGGTAAGTTTGGTGTATACACAAGACTGACTGTTACAAGTATTGCAACTAATAAGTTATTAAAACTATACCAAAATCCTTTTGGGTCTATTCTACCAAATTGTAATAGTGCATATGTAACTACTAAAAGTCCTACACCAGTAAATCCAATAACTTCAGGAATTGTTATCATTTAAAAAAATCGTTTAGATTACCTGCAAAGTTTTCTTCTAATTTGTTTTGGGCTCCTTGTAATGGTAACCATTCATTTATAAATTGATTGTAATCTTTTATTTGTGATAATCCTTTGTCTTCAATACTTGAAGGATTGTTTATCATATCATTAACACGAGTCATAAAGTTTTCTACGACTTGCATTTGCCAAATGAAAGGTAAAACTTTTGCACCATGTTTCCCTTCATCTGTATTGAAAAGTCTTGCTTTCTCTGTATTCTTTTTAGACCATTTAGTGCATTCTTGTATTAAGAAATCATAATTGTCTATACCATGTTCGTTAAAATATTGTTTATTCAAATCATATATCTCTGAGAACACTGGTGCAAGTTGTGTATTGTATAGTATCCCATAGTTCTTTTCTGTCGTTGCAAGACTATCCAACTCAGTATTAACCCACATGGTATCTCTATAACGAGAAAAGAACCAAGAGTTTGCTTGAGTTGAGGAATCATAAGAAACTAAATCTACAAAATCAAAATACTCAGGTGACACAAAGAAAGGTGTCATCATTTCATGTGAACCAACTCCTAACAAATGGATGTTCTTTTTTAAGTTCATGGGAATTTGAAATTCTTTAACTGCATAAATCATTTCCATACGATTAAGAAATCCTGAACCTGAACATGCAGATGCAAGTGATATTGATACACAACTCTTTAATTCTTCATCTGTTAATCCGTTTACAATGGTTTCAATGTATTCTCTATAAGATTCTACATCTTGTCCTTGAACAATAAGTGTAATCTTGGTATCACTTCCAAGTTCATCAAATACTTCTATTTGTCTTTTAACATTGTCAAGTGTTGACCTTGCCTTATCTCCAGTTAATTCTCTTACAAATCTTCTTCCAGCTGTAGATGTTTTCATTGACCACCCTGTATTTGAACCATCAAATTCTACAGGTATATCATCAAATATCATTGCAATGTCTGAATGTTCTGCTTGGTGTTTATAAATCTTATCTTTGATTTCAGGTGTTAAACCTTTAGTGGTTCTAGATAATTGAAGACCACCACTATCTGAAAAATGATGATGCCATGAAGGCATCAATGCTCTCATTGTTTCTCCATGTTTTGGTTCACAATAAGAATTGAATAACATAGATAAATTTTGATTAGAATATTTGTTATCTATGTGTGTAATTTTTTTATTGAATGTTTCTGCATAGGGTTCTAAGACTTGCACTTTGTTATACAAGTCATTCATACCCATAGTCATTCCTGAAATTACATATTCGAAATTCATAATTAATCTTTTATCATACTCATGAATTCTGCACGAGCTTCAGGAAGGTCAAAGAATGCACCACCAAGTCTATTAGTAATCATTGCAGAGTTCACATCTTCAACACCTCTTGCTTTAACACAAAAATGGTCACACTCCATATAGACTGCAACATTTTCCGTGTTTAAAATAAACTTTAATGCATGGAATGCTTGTTCAACAAGTCTTTCTTGCACTTGTGGTCTTCTTGCAAAGAAGTTTACTACTCTGTTTAATTTTGATAAACCTATAACTCTATTGGTTGGGATATATGCAACATGACATCTTCCATAAATTGTTTGAAAATGGTGTTCACATACTGACTTAACAATGATATTCTTTTGCACAACCATAGAATCAAAGCTCATTTTGTTTTCAAATGTTGTGCATTTAGGAAAATTATCGTATGACATTCCACTAAACAATTCATCCATATACATTTTTGCAACTCTATGTGGAGTATCTCTCATACTATCGTCATGCATATCACAACCAATTTTTTCCATGATTGGTTTAAATAATTCTGCAACTGCATCAATGTTATGGTCTCTTCCACCATTCATTGGTGTTTCTACTCCTAGAGAGAGTAAGTGTTCGTGGACTTGTTTTCCTAGTTCTGCATCAGTTTTCATATTGTCATTATCCCATAAAGTCTTTTAAATTACTAGTGGGTTTTTCGACTATTAATAAAACCTCATCTGAATACTCAGGATATAAGATTGGCATGAAAGACATTAAAAATGGTGTTGGTAGATACTCTTTAAACCTCTTATAGGTTGGGTCATCTTTCATTAACTCATCAAATTTTCTTTTCTTTGAATATAGACCAAATACATCTTTTATTTCAAATCCAGTTGCTTCACATTCTGTTCTTAGTTCATCTAAATCCCATTCATATAAATGTGCAGCGTATTGAGTGTCATAAGGGTCTTTCTTTTCTACAGTGTTAGGACAAGATAAAAACATTTGATGTCCT